GAGGATAAGGCGGAGTCTTCAAAAGTCAATCAAATCGAGTCGACGGTAAACGGCACTATTCAAACAGTAGCAACTGTAAAGAACACTGCCGACTCAGCCCTTTCGAAGGCAACACAAGTTGAAACAACAGCGAATGGATTGAAAACAACCATATCAAGTGTTGAGACAACCGCCAACTCTGCTTTAACTAAAGCTACACAAGTTGAAGCAACCGCAAATGGTATTAGACAGACTGTTACCGAGGTGCAGGGGGCAATTGCTGATGTAACAAATATATTCCCCGACTATAAATTCCAACAACAGGTTCCTAAACCGGTAGTTGAGGGATCAAATATCGGAATAACATTTGATTCTAACGGCTTAGTTGTAAATAATGCAAATGTTTCTACTAGGCAGAGAATTTATTGGGGATCCCCACCATTATCTTTGAGTATTGGAAAAACCTATAACGTTAAGATGTATGTTAACTCAGGTGTTGCCAATAAAGAATTTGAGGTTGGTACTGGATCAGGAGAAAATCTGAAGTTTACCTTAGCTAATTTAGAGCCGATTTGGATTTCAGGGACAATAAAAACTTCTGTTTATACAGGTTTTTCAATTTGGGTTCCTCCGGGAACAGCATTAAGAATTAGAGAGCTATATATTTACGAAGCCAATACTAATATCACTTCTTCACAGATCACTCAGCTATCAGATGCCATCAATTTAAAAGTATCCAAAAATGATGTGATCAACCAAATCAATATCTCGACAGATGGTGTTTTGATTGCAGGCAACAAAGTCCAAATTACTGGTCAGACTTATATTGAAAATGGGGTTATCGGAAGAGCGCAGATAGAAAATCTTGCAGTTGGAACTGCGCAAATTGCAGATGCGGCGATTACCGACGCAAAAATCGGAAGTTTATCAGCGACCAAGATTACAACGGGAACACTTAATGCGTCAAATGTGAATATAGTTAATCTTAATGCTAGTAACATATCTACTGGTGAATTAACTGGAATTAATATTCGAGCTGCTACTTTTTATGGAACTAGCACATCTGGAAATATGCAGTTGAATGGGAATGATCTTAAATTTGAAACTGCTACAAATAGTTTCAAGATGTCATATGACGGTATAAATAATACAAATAGTTTATACGGTGGTAGAAGAATTGACTTTTTCTCAGAAGGAATAAATGTTTCCGCAGGTTCGACAAATACAGGCAACTATAGAAACTCAGGTATACGGGCTGTAGGGTCTAATTCTTACGTGGATCTTTACGGTGCTTCTTCCGCTAGCCAATACACATTGCGTGTGCTTGGTGAATCTTCTGGTTCAGGTGGGATAAACGTTCCTTTGGGAAGATTCTATATAAATGCAAATTCAGGAATAGAACTAGACTCCTCTCAAATAGATATTAAAGGCACCGTCCAAATGAACGGGAAAAATATAACAGGAGCGGGGAATCTGGTAGGAACAACAGCTACAGGCGGATGGCCAATCACGATGATTAATATACAAGGTATTACAGGTACACCTTATATGAATGTCACTTCAGGTTCAAGATCATGGGGAGTGAACATGTGGTCATCTGATATGAGATTAAAAAAGAATATCAAAAAGTCTCCCGGTGGAGCTACCGAAATAGTAAATAAACTAATGGTCCGCTCATATGATTGGCGGGAAAGAAATACACATACTGATTACGGATTAATTGCTCAAAATGTAGAACGTATACTTCCGCAGGCAGTATTAAATGTGGAGCAACCCACATCATTTTCACTAAAGCAAATTATTCCAGAAGGAATTATCCCGGTTTTAGTGGAATCAATCCAAGAATTAAATGAAAGAATAGTTTATCTAGAAAAAAAATTAGAGGAGATTGCAGCATGAAAATCACGTTGAAGAACTCAGAGCTAGCACTAGCAATAAATTTTTTAGAAGGTCTAAATTTAAAAGCTAATAAAGATAGTCGTCATAGAACAAAATTAGTTAAACGAATTAGAGAAGCGTTCAAAGAATTATCAGATGAAGAAAAAGCACTCATGGAAAAATTCAGTTTGTTGGATGAAAATGGCCAACTAAAATATGGCGAGGATCAAGATGCAAAAGATGTAGCTGGATTCAACAAGGAACAAGCGATCCTAATGGAAGAAGAAGTTGTTATTGAAGGCGGCATGTATGCTCGGAATTTTGATGAAATTCCTCGAATCTTGGATGATTACGATGGGATGCTATCAGGAAAAGATGCCGAAGTTTATGATCGTTTGCTAGATGAATTTGAGAAAAATGGCGCCAATTAAATGGCGTTTTTTTAATATAAAAAAATCGGAGGGTATTATTATGGCATTAGAAATCAAGAAGTCTATCAATATTAATGGGGAGTCAAAAATCAACAACCAAAGTGTCATATTTTTAACTGCTAATGTGACTACTAGCAATGTTGGAAATACAAGTATTAACCAGACAATAAACAACCAAGAATTGTACCGGCAAAATCGAGTAGAATGCCGAAAAGATGTTGAAGATTTCCAAGACAAGGTTTGGGCTGTTGAAGATGATTTATTACAAGAAGTTGAGGGGCAAGCGTAAGCTTGTTCTTTTCATATTAAGGTAGCTGGTGACAGATGCTCAGTTGAGGGAAATCAGAGTGAAAAATTTTTTGGAAATTGAATTAGCTTAAATAATAGAAAAGGTGGTAAACATGGTGATTATTGATAATGGAGTGTTGCTAAATGAATTTAGAGGGCTGCTGACAAATGGATATGTTCAGTTGTTCTTATGGGTAGTGGTAGGAGATATTGTTACAGGATTGTGCAAAGGAGTGTTTATAAAAGATGCTAACAGCACAAAAGGGTTACTTGGCATTGTTAAGCATATGCTAGTCGTTTGTTTAGTAATAATTGCTTATCCGTACCTGAAGATCATGAATCTCGAGACGTTTGCGTCCGCATTCGTCTTTTTCTATATCGCTGTATATGGAATTTCAATTATTGAAAATCTTGGACAACTAGGGATTCCAATTCCAAATTGGGTAAAAGAAAGATTAACTAAATTGCAAGATAGTAATGAAAACCCAAAACCTAAGGTAACAGAGATTAAAATCGATTATGGTGATGGACAATCTGAAACTCAAACTCTGGATAGCGAAAATGTGCCAGATTATGGAAATGGTCAAGATTTTACCGACAAGAAGGAGTAGCCGTTGGCTACTCTTTTTAATTTGAAAGGATGATCAACATGAACATTGAACAAATGATTAAATGGATGACTGATCGTGAAGGTAAAGTAACCTACTCAATGACAAGTCGCTTAGGACCCAAAAGCTATGACTGTTCTTCTGCAGTATTCTTCTCCATGATAGCGGGTGGGTTCTTGCCTGTTGAATCAATGGGGAACACTGAAACATTGTTTGCAATGTCAGGTACTAAACTGAAAAAAATCAGCCGATCAGAAGTGAAGCGTGGAGATATTTTTGTTGCTGGTACTCCTGGTCAATCCAACGGATCAGGGGGACATACAGGTATTTTCCTAAGCAATAAGAGTTTCATTCATTGTTCGTATTATTGGAACGGAATCCATACAGATAGTCATGATTCATACATGAGTACCCAGTTAACGCATCATTTTTATCGAATTGTTGCATCTGGTGATGTTAAACCTGCCGAAAACAATCCACAGATGATTCAATTAGCAATCGATGGGCAATTCGGCAATGCTACGGCGAGACGCTTGCAAGAATACTTTGATACTGCTGGCAAAGATGGCATTATAAGCCACCAATACAAGCAGAAATTTAATCAGAACGTTTATGCTGCTCAATTCGATAGTTCTTTGATTGGATCAAATGTTGTTGTGGCATTGCAAAAGTATTTGGGTGTAACACAAGATGGTCTAATGGGCCAAGCGACTATAAAATTATTCCAAAAACGATTGGGTACTATGCCAGACGGTGTTATTAGTCCTGTTTCGAGCATGGTTTCTGCACTACAGAAAGCATTGAACAACAACAAATTACCTTAAAACAATTTCGTAAATAATTGCAAACCATTGATAGGAGTTGTTAGCATGACTAATGAAACTAGGGCACACATTCGTAGTATATTATGGCAATATAAAAAAATAGAAAAAACGTTTAGAGAGTTCTCAGACATTATTGCAACAGATAGAAATTCTTATATGGAATACCCATTAGGTGAAGAAAATCCAAGTTGGACAATGAATCAAATCTTATTTTACAAATCATTTTTAAGAGTGGTCAATGGTGTTCTAGAAGATTCAACACTTGATGTTAGAGATATGTTTTATGTGAAGTACTACAATGGTCATTCGAAAAAATGTATAGCGGTTGTATCTGCGGAAACTTTTCTAAGCGAGTCTACTATAAAGAGAAGAGATGCAGAATTTATTAATGAAATAGCAAAAAGATTAGGTTGGTTATCGGTTTGACCTCTTTTGATTCATACTTCGATTTATACTATAAGTGGAGATAGGGAACATGTTTCGAACTCGTGGACGCACGAAATATATTTCCAAAGGAGGCTTTCAATTTGGGTAGTATAAATAATATGATTCAGTGGTTTAAAGACCGAGAAGGTAAAGTAAGCTATAGCCAAAGTGGTCGATTAGGACCTAATAGTTATGACTGTAGTTCCGCAGTGTATTTCGCTTTGGCTGAAGGTGGATTCATATCCTTTGGAAGTATGGGGTGGACTGGTTCGTTACACGATACAACTTTACCTTCTATTGCCAAAAAAATTTCTCGAGAGGAATGTCGCAGAGGTGACATTTTTCTATCAAAGTACTGGGCGAACGATGGACATACGGGGGTCTTTTTAGATAATGCTACAATTATTCATTGTAATGCGTTTGATAATAACATTCGAACAACCGTAGCGGATGGACGAATGGGCCCAGTACCAACTGAGTATTATAGATTGAATAATGCAGATGATGAAAATAAACCAGACACAGAAAGTGAGGAAACAACAATGCAATGTATTTATTGGAGACCAAGTCAAACAACAGCGGGTCAAAACAATGCTTATTACTTCGATGGAACAAGTTCAAAATTTTTGGATCATCCAGATCAAATTACGATTATTGAGCGAATTTATAAGGATAATTATGGCAAGTCTATTCCAACATATCATTTTGATGGTAAGACTCCTTGGTATACTCGAATTGAACAAATTTCTGGAAAAGTGCCAGTCGCAGGAGCATTGGGATAAATGGAATAGCTACATGCGGAAGGATATGCAATTGAATTGATGACTCACAATATTTCTCAGAAGTAATAATAGCCCGCTTCTGCGGGCTTGTACATATATTTATGTTAAGCTTTGAATGGAGGTAGAATATAGTGATTAAGAAAATGGAAGACAATACCGTAAAAAGCTTCAAGGATTTTCTTTCCCAATTTGATGATGATGTAGAAGTATTCTTTGGTACTGAGGGGATCAATGTTCTAATTGATGCTAAATTTCTCGAATACGAATTGAGCGAAAAAGGATAAGGCGCTGATCACTCATTTCAGAGTCTTGAGTTTATTGTTTAGACCAACGATAAAGATTCCGCTCAGATGATAAAGCCTGTTTTAATAGTTTATCTAAATTGTATTCAAGATCTTCTATAGGACCAAAACCTAGCTCCATTCTAAGTGACTGCTGAACTACAAAGTGAAATTTACCTTCGCTTTGCAACTTTGGAACGTCCCACTCTGTATTTTGAAGCCAACTACTATAATGAAGATTAATATTTTTAGTAGTTAACATTAGATCATTTTGTTCCATCTTGAGAAAAACTGTTTTCGAAAGTAACCAGTATTTCTCAATAAGATTTTCAAGGTTTTTCTTTGTCGGGATGTGACCTCTGTGAACTACGCTGTTTCTTAGTTGCTGTAGCTTCCCTGAAATATTAGGGGCGATTTCATTGAAAATCGCTAAGTAACCCATTTCATAAGCTGCGATTTTCCTGTCTGAGTTTTTTAAAATCCCTTTTAGACATCGATTTTTGAACGTTTCGTAGTCTAATTTTTCACCGTTTATCTCATAAAAATGAATAAAGAAGTTCTCGACAACCATATCAAGGAACTGTTCATAAGAAGAGTAAATGCTCAAAAAAGCTGAAAAGTATTCCTCTTTTATAAAGTAAATTAATCCTTCGTGAAATGAGTTTGTGTAGACAAACTCGCTGTAATAACAGTAGTGTTTATGACCTTGAGAGCATTCTAAAATAAAATCTCTTTTGTTTTCATACTCAATCTGAATACTTGGATAAATACCATCCGATCTGAGACAAGTTGGACAATCGAAATACATCTTCATTATGCATTCTCCTTTCTTTACAGTGTTGCAGCACTGTAAAGAAAAGTATAATACCAACTAAATACGAACAGAAAGAGAACGCAAAAAAGCTTCCTTACTCAATTATGGGTCGGGAAGCTTTTTTTATTGTATTCAAAAGTTACTTTACTTGCAGTAATCAACTTTATCCTATAGATTATTAGGTGCGTGCAATACTCTACGAGGAGTATTAGGCGGTAATGCTTGGGGAAGTGTGCCTAGTACTCTTCGATTTTTTTATTTTAGCATTATTTCAATGTAATAGATATTATTGATTAGAAAATCGTCATAAATTTGTTGAGTTTAATTAATAAAAGATGTAATGTGGACTCATACCAACCAATCCAATTTTTCATTTGTTTACTCTTCTTTTAGTCCACCCTATCATAACTAGGGTGGACGTTTTGTTGAAATAAAAACTATTTTCTTGTAGAATGGAGTCGTAGCCTTGACCGGGGCTATTTCATTTTATATCTTTTTTCAGGCCCACTCTCCTTTAGGGTGGGTTATTTTTGAGCAAATGGTTTGAACGATTTAGAAATAGCTCATATAATTAAACCACCTTATAAAAAACTTTTTCATCTAATTGTGCCACTCCTCCCCGGGAGTGGTTTTTTTTAATTTGTACCTTTAGCTCAGTTTGTTAGAGCAGACGGATCATAACCATCCGGTCGTAGGTTCGAGTCCTATATGGTACATAGTAAACCCTTACTCTTTTGAGTAGGTGCCTTTTATGTGAAAAATACGACCTTAAAAAAATATTGATTAGAGTGTCAAAAATTGATATGATATATTGAGTATTCCAACAAAATTTATAAAGGATCCTTCTAATGAGCAAATTTAATATTGATGAAATATCAGTTAGTAATACTAAAATTATTTTAACTCTTGTTACTAGCGTAGCTTTAGTTATAAATGCTTTTACTTCAAATAATTTGTATTCTCTTTTTTTTACAGCGGTTTCGCATTGCACTTCCAACGCACTTGCTTTTTATGTTGTTGATCCGAAAAGTGATTCAGGTAATAACCGTAAAGCAAGAATAATTAACATATATATAATTACAGGAGCTATCCTTCTAGTCTTGCTATTAATTCACTCTAACTTTAAAAATGAAATTGCTAAGAATATCTTGTTTTGGATATTCAAGTTATTGGTTATGGGCGTTTCTTTTGTTGCTCCAAGCTATGCAATTAAAGACGATGATGATTTAGAAAGTTCCGAGATAAAGAAAACAAAACACAGAGTACAAAAAATTAAAGAAACAAACGCAAAGGAAAAAAAGTTTGCTAATAGAAATAAAAATGTTAAAATGAATCAAGATACAAAAGAGTTTATTGAAAGCACTGATAATAAGGATACAAGAGAAGGGAGAAGACGTTAATGGAACTGGTTCTAATAACTGCCACCTCTTTACTTGCCTATTTTGTAGTTCTGAGTAGGAAAACTTTTATGCAATTTAGAAAAAATAATATCAAGTCAAATTTTTTTGTTTCTGCTATTTTGACAATATTTATATTTACAGTACATGTACAAATAGCCTGGGAAAAAAAATCGGATTTTAAATTTGTAAAATTCGTTTTCAAACAATTCTTCCTTAGGTTTGATATAGGTTTAATTGTACTGGTTGAATTAGTAAAAGAAGACTTTATAGTTAATCGAGTAAGCGAAGAAAAAGAGACTCGTGGCCTATTTAGCTGGATTAAAAACTTCTCTATGAGGAATCAATATACTGACATGATCGAGGCATGTTTAGCGTAAAGACCCTAGCGGGAGCTAAGGTCTTTTTTCGTTGCTTCAAATTCAATCATAATCCTCGTTTTACCAATCACCGTGTACTTCTTAACTACAAATTGCTTCCGATCGTTATATTCACCGGCAACCACGATCTGCATCCCTTCGTCCACATCCGCTAGAAAGTTTAAACTATGCGCCGCAATCAAACAGTTTACATTATTCAGCGAGAAACGAACCAAAGGGGTCTTGCTCATCTTCAACACGCGTATCTTTGATACATAGCCTTTCATCGTTTTCATAAAAATCGCCTCCATAAGCTTGTACATAATAGCGACAATCCGTTTTACCTAAAGTGACAGCAACATAAAACTCGATACATTTTGCGCCGTATAAAGCTTCCTGTGATTCAGAAATACTGTCCGGGAATTCATTTATAAACTCGGAATAGGATAAATAGCCTTGCTCGTATTGGCTGATTATGTTCATATCAGTTACCGCCAGGCTTATACTTTGTGTTAGGATCATATTTTCGAAGTATCTTGTCTTGTGTCCTAACGTGATCGAACAGATAATTTTCACCGTCTATTTTAAATACAAAAGCCAACTCTTCAGAATAATGACTATAGCTGATGGGTACAGTGAAATAGGGTTTTCCAAAGTTCTCCATTGTTCGAACGAACTGATCGTACAATAAATGAGCTGGGCCCATTCGTTCGATGAATTCGTAATAATATCTTTCCAATGCATAGGTTCTTTGATGCGCTAACGGTATTTGCATATCAATCACTCCTATTCCATTTCAACTTCAGCTAAGGATTCGGAAAGCGTATCAAATAAATTTTCCTTTTCCATGAACCTTAGCCAGTCATTGTATGGATCCAAGGCCCTGCTATTAGGAGCTTTGTCCATTCTCTTAACAGACTGATAGATATTTTGTGCCGCTTGATCCCACATACCATCGATTGCTCTGTTTACTTTTTTATCGTTCCACTTAGCCTTTCCAGACCGTAATTTATTTTTGGCAATTTGGAATTCTTCGGCTTTTTGCATAAATACTTCGTAACCAGGTAGACGGTTTTCCAAAATGTTTTTAAAATCATTATATTTCATTTTTGACCACTCCTCTTGTTTATTTCATCTTCAGTATACGAACGATTGTTCGTATTGTAAAGGGATTAAATAAAGAATAGGGGGCAGAAAAGGGGCAAAATAAGTTTATTAGTTCGAACTAGTTGATTTATTTTTATAAGGGAAATTGTTAAAAAAGCTGTTATATAGGCATTTTTATACTGGTGTAAATGAGTCTGTCAGACAACCTTAGATGGGCGGCATGATGTAAGCAAGCCTTGAGAACTCCTCTTTTGAGGGGTTCTTTTTTTGTGCGATCTAAAAATACTTCAACACAGAAAAAGACAAAAAACCTTTCTTCTTAGTATTCTAAGCACCAAAGAATTGGTTCATTGCTTGAATAAAAGGAGAAAGGATTGGTAGATATAAGCTATCTATTTGTCTTGTAAAGGCAGCGTGTTTTCTAAGGAACGTCAATTACAACCGTTCCCAAAGTCCCTGCGCAAAACCAGTAATAAATTCGTAGAGAGCCGGCAGTATCACCGAAATACATAAAACGGCAAAGACCATTTTCTGAACAGCAGTTAATTGTTTGAGGAAATGGTTTTTTGTGAACAATAAATACGCGATACAGATAACGGCAAGCAGCTGCAATAGATCAAATAAAATGGACAAGTAAATCACCTTTTCTGATTAGATTGAATGGACGATAGAATGATGGATTCTCTCAACATAGAGCAAAGAGTTGAATGATATGGTTCTGAGAAAATGTGAAGATCAACGTTTATAAAGAAACGGTATTTCGACTCCAAAGAATGCGAAGATCCCGCTTAAAAGAAAGTAAGTCAATAAGCCTAGATAAAAAAGGACTTTCCAATTCAATTTCTTTTTCATTCGATCCACTCCTTTTGTGTATCATAGCATAAAAAAACGATAATATAAATAAATAATCTAAAGATGCAAATTTGCATTTTTCAGCAAGTGTAAGCTCTCTCAAGCTACATTTTCGCTATCTTGAAAAACCTGAGCTAAAATAGAAAGAGGAACAAAATCATGGCTCACTTTGATTTTTAAATGAACAACGAGTCGAAAGAAGGAGACATTTCTTTGAAAAAACCATGGATAAAACGCAAAAAGAAGCAAAACGAAAATGAATTATTAACGGAACAGTCCGTTCAAGTCGAGCAAAGTCAAACGAGAGAAGAGCTGCAAGAAGAAGCGGAGTTTACTTCTTTTTTTGCGGATGTCATGAAGCGAATGCCGAAAAAATCGGCTGCCCTTGTGATGAAAGGCTATGACGGATCAAAAGCCCAGGCGGAAAAAGTGTTAGCGAAAAGCAAGGATCAATTTGATCAGGTGTTTGAGGAGTTTTTGGTTGGCGTAGATGATGAAACGCGGAAAAAAGCCCACCGCACGATCCATGCGGCTTCTTTGACGGCGGCGATCATCGGCTGTTCACCGATTCCCTTTTCAGATGCAGTGTTACTTGTGCCAGTTCAGATGACAATGATGGCCCGTTTGTATCGTATTTTTGGGCGAACATGGCGTGAAGGGTTAGCGAAAAGTATTTCGAAAGAGCTAGTCGTTGTGAGTTTTGGTCGCAGTGCCGTTGGCAATATCTTGAAATTTGTCCCAGCAGTCGGCACCGTTGCTGGAGCTGCAATCAATGCCAGTGTGGCTAGCGGTATTACCGAAGCATTAGGCTGGGTGACTGTCAAGATGCTGAATGATGGGGAAGATGTGTTTGAGCAAGTGATGTCCTTTAAAGGCCAATTTCACACGCTGTTCAATGCGTTGAAAGTTGGCAAGAAATCTAAGTGA